GTTGCTAGTACTTGGTGATACTGGAAGTGCAGACTCCTATTTGGCCCTCTGCGACGGTATGCTCGCCCTTACTCCTACTGGTCATACCATCGACGGTAGCGGAATTACGGACATTGACAAGTCTCTCTTCAAAGAAGCCATTCAGCGTATGCCTACTCGCTACCTGAGAAACCGAGCCATGATGAAACATTACGTGAGTCATCATGTCGAAATGGAGTATCGTGATTCCATTGCGGATCGTGCTACTTCTCTCGGTGACGAGAAAGTAAGCAAGTTTACACCGATGTTTGCCTACGGTACTCCAGTGACTCCAATCGCCATGATGCCCGACAACAAAACATTTCTCTCTTACCCGAAGAACATTGTTTGGGGTATTCAGCGAGACATCATGATCGAGACGGACAAGGACATCAGGCGTAGAGTACTGATCATCGTACTTACCATGCGTTGTGATGTGAAGATCGAAGAGCCGCAAGCCTGTGTAGTCGTGGAGAACTTCACGGATGCTGGTCTGCCCTCTACCACTACAACTACTACTGTTTAATTTGTAATATAGTAGGAGTAATGAAATGGCACTGGACACAACTGTTGGCGGGAGTAGTAGTGATAGCTATGTGACCGTAGCCGATCTAGACACTTATCTAGAAGCGGTTTATGGTGACTCGGCTAGTACGTTCCTTGACTTGGAGGAAATAGCCAAGGAGCATAGGCTAAAACTAGCTGCTCTAGTGATGAATACGTTTCCGTATAGAGGAGTCAAGGCCAGTAGAAATCAAAGGCTTGAGTTCCCTAGATGGTGGAGAACAGATGATGAGTATGAGTATATCTTGGAAGACGAAGATTACGTACTTAATTACTCCGACATCGAAGAGAACGCTCCTACTATTCCCGCCGAAGTTGAGTATGCACAATTTGAAATAACCTATCAAGTAATAAATCACATATTATCACTCGATCCTCTAGCCTTCCCTGAAAAGGAGATTAAGGCATTTGAATTAGGGGGATCACTTGCACTAGAGTTTTTTGGTCCCGGATCTACTTCTGGACTGTCTAAAGGGTCGCTCTCTTCTTTAACTATTATTTATGCTTACTTAGGTAAATGGTATAAGAGAATTTCAGGTGGAGTAGTGTAATGGGGATTTTTGCACAAATCCAATCAGCAGTAAATAGTATACTCCCTCAGTTGTACGAGGACGAGGATCTAGTTACTGTTGTTACTTGGAAAAGATTCGCAGGTAGTGTATTTAACGAATCCGAAGGAGTGAATCAAGAAACATATACCGACTTCACTAATATTAGTGCTATCAAAGTGGAGAAAACAGTAGGAGCAAGAAGGTTTAGCCAGAACAGTGCTGTCAACGAAGTTGCGAGAGCATGGGACCTTACTAGTGGAGATGTAGTTTATTTGTTTAGACATGAGAATGTCCCAACGGGTGTAAGTGTTAGGGACTTAATAGTAGATGGAGCAGTTACCTACTCTGTTAAAAAGGTGTTCCCTGTCTTCAATCTTATAGTAAAGGTAGAGGTGGAGGGATATGCTTAATCTAAACGTGAAGGTGACTCATGATAGACTCCCAGATTTGTCAGATGGTCAAATAAGTAAGTTGACTAGAAGTGTGGCCAGCAGAGTTCGCCAAGCAGTAATAGAAAGTACTCCCGTAGGGGATAGGTCCTTGAAAGGGAGAAAAAGAACTAAAGATAGCTGGACCGCAGTTCGGAAAGACGAGGGAGGCTATTCTTTTGAAAACCCTACTCCCCAAGCGTGGCACTTAGAGTATGGTAGTGAGCCGGGGAAGAAGCCTTGGCCTAGCGCTAAAAGTAGAACCGTTTATAATGAAGGAAGAGTCTACTCCAGTCAGGCCCCAAAGGGTATAGTGGCTAAGGCCAAAGCAGAAGAGTTAGCAGATAGGATCGCTTCAGAGCTATTCGATTTATTAATACAGGGAAAGTCGATTGCAAAGAGATAACATAGTAGTAGAGATTCAGAGAAGAATAAACTCCATTAAGATTGTTAATGGGTATGCGTTCGATATCCAATATGTGTACCGCAATCCAGAGGGAGAGCCTAGTCCAGACTTAATGCCTATGACTAATATCTTTGAGTTTCCCTCTACTACAATAGACGAGACAATGCGACGGGGAGCTAAAGAAAAGCCTGTGTATAAGAAGTTCTTTCGAGTAGTTCTAGAGCATTGGTACAATTCGGCAAGCAGGGGAGAAACGAGTCGTGACATTATGCAGTTTCTTAGGGCATCCCGGCTAGCTATTTTTTCAGACGGTCAAATTTTAGGTGGACTTGCTTCTCTAGTAGTAGAAGAAGAGGAGTCAAGAGTATATCGTCCTCTTCAAAATGTAGTGGGTATCGGAGAGGTATTAGCAATTCAATTCACAGAAGACTTTAACAATCTATAAGGAGGAAAAATAATATGCCAGCGAGTCCTCATAATACTACGTTATACACTCTAGGCCGTGGGATAGTATCAATAGCGGCGTGGACGGGTACTACTCCTCCCGTATCACTTACCGATGTTGGTAACTCGCCCCGGTTTGAGTGCGAAGTGACAGAGGAGACTTTAGATCATTACTCTTCTCGGTCAGGAACGAGAAACAAAGATAAGCAAGTGGTGTTGGAGACTGGGTATACTTTGAACTTTGATCTTGATGAGTTCGCAGTCAGCAACTTAGCCATGTTCCTTATGGGAGGTATCAGCGGAAATGTGATCTCAGCTAATACGGAACTAGACAAGGAATACTCAGTACAGTTCCAGTCAGACAACCCTGCTGGCCCGAATGAGCTATGGGAGTTCCATAGAGTGAAGCTCTCTCCCGGTGGTTCATTGAACTTGATTTCAGATGAGTGGAGCCTTATGACCTTTGCCGGAGAGGGATTAGCGGATACCGCAAACAATCCGACTTCTCCTTACTTTACGGTAACGTTTGCAACTACGACTACCACCACTGTTTAAGCCCCACCAATAACTGAGTGCTAGTAGATAAAGCTAGAACACTCATATCGGAGGAGTTATGGATAACAAAGAATTAAAGACACTATTTCCGGCGCGAGAGGTAGTATTATCAGATGGCTCGAAAGTCACCGTTACTCCTCTTTCGCTGGAGAACCTTCCTATAGTAGCTGAATCCTTTGGCATACTTATGAAACATGCTGAAGGAGGAAGCATCGGACCTTCCGAGATCGCCGCAAAAGCCCTTGGAGAAGTGCTTAAGATAGTTCCCTATTGCATTGACATCCCTGCAAAAGAGATCCCTGCCTACGATGTACCAGACATCCTAGAAGTAGTAGTAGAGCAAAATGTGACGGAGAACGTTGTGGGAAAGTGGATGGGCCTCGTCGAGAAGATATTAGTCGTAAGCGGACAAGGAAGTCTAGTCGAGGCAGTAAAGAAGGAGAAATCAGCTTCTCCCAAATTGTCGCAGAAAGCGTAGAATTTTTAATAAGTGAAGGGCATGTATTCTCGGAGATCAAAAAATATAGTATTCCGCAGGTCTTTCTCTTCGTAGATCTAATAGGTAGACGGTTTGAAAGGCAAGCGAAACAAGTAGAGGAGACTCCTTCTCATGGCAGCAGGGACTACCGTCAACCTAAAGTTACTTATAGCAGCTACAAACACCGCATCCAAAGAGGTCCAAAAATTACAAGGCCAGTTCAACGAGTTAAGCCGAGGAGCCGATCAACTAGGTAAAGCCTCTGCTAAGAGTTCTAAAGCTGGTAGAGAAGGCATTAAAGACTGGAGTAAAAATCTTGACGCCTTCACCGGAAAAATGAACTCTGCTAAGGAAGCAACAGAGGGTTTCGGTACGGCTGGACTTGCATTACTAGGAGTAGCTGCTAGCCTTGCAACCGCTACCTTTTTTCCTGTTAAGAGTGCAGCAGACTTTGAGCAAGCCCTTTCAGGAGTAGTTGCAGTAACAGACAATGCTCTAGACAGATTTAATGAACTAAAAGATGCCGCCAGTGAGCTTGGGAGAACTACTAAGTTTACTGCTACTCAAGCGGCAGAAGGTATGCAGTTCTTAGGTCAAGCAGGCTTTGACGCAAGAGAAGTAATACAAGGAATTGGACCTTCTCTCCAATTAGCTATCGCCGCCGCAGTAGGGCTAGGTGAGGCAGCAGATACCGCAACCAATGTACTCTCCGGTATGCGGCTCCCCGTTTCGGACCTTCAAAACGTAGTTGACATATTAGCACAAACAGCAGCAAAATCAAATGCCGAGTTGATAGACATGGCAGAGGCACTCTCTTATGCTGGACCCATTGCAGCGGCAGCGGGAGTGCAAATAGAAGAACTAGCCTCGCTAGTTGGTGTGCTTGGAAACGCTGGTATTAAAGGAAGTAGAGCTGGTACTGCCCTAAGAGGTACCTTATTTGGGTTGACTGCTCCTAGTGCAGAAGCTAGAGACACACTAGCAGAATTGGGTGTCGAGATTACGAAGACAGCAGACGGGAGTGTGGATCTGATTGATGTTTTTCATCAACTCGCAGATGCCAACATAGACGTAGCGGATGCAAATAAAATATTTGGGAGGTTCGCCGCAGCGGGTGTACTCGCAATTACTTCTCAGATAGACTCGCTAGATGATATGGTAGTTGCTAATAATGCAGCGGCGGGAGCAGCCAAGAAAATGGCTGATATTATGAAGGATAACCTCAAGGGATCTGTAGTAGAGTTGACTTCTGCTCTAGATGGCTTGAAGAGAGCATTTGGTGATCCACTTCTAGGGCCTATGCGTTCTACGGTGGAGACACTTACTTTTCTAGTTGGTGGGTTTACTGAACTCGCTGAAAAAATCCCGATTACTATAGGTCTACTAGGTACGTTAACAGTAGCCGCCGCAGCCGCCGCAGCAGCAGTGGGAGTTCTAGGACTAGCAATAGGAGGATTGAATACTACCTTTACGGTACTTGGCGGCAAAGGTATGGTGAACACGATCAAAGGGTGGAAGAGATTCGGTAGTGTAACAGGATTTGTTACTGCCGGATTGAAAAAGTTATTTAGAGTAATAAAGGGACATCCTCTATTGGCACTCGCGTCAGCGGCAGCCGGAGTAGCATTGTGGTTTGCAGAACTAAGTGCAAGACAAAAGAGACTGACTGACGAGGCGAGATCCGCAGTCAATACTTTTGATGGGCTAAGTGCTAGCTTTGGTAAGCAAGTAGAAGCACTGAAGGAAATGGAAGAGGGAAGTGAGCAAGCTACCGCAACTGCTAAGAACCTAAGAGAGCAACTACTGGAAACCGCTAATAAGACTAAAGAATTAGGAGTAGAGGCAACTGAAGCGGCCAACAGTATAAACGAAATGACAGGGAGTATAGAGGACGATGGAAGAGCACTACAAGCGTTTATAGATAGGACAAAAGAGCTTGCTAAAAGCAACATGACAAAGCAAGTTAATCTAGTAAACGATCAACTCGACCGGCAGATGCATAGACTTATGGATGCTACCTACTGGTGGGAGCAGTATGTATATGCTGTAGATAGACTCATAGCACTAATTCCAGGAGGGAAGTCATGGGGAGATGTAGTAGACGAATATGCTCGTAAGACTAAGCTACTTAGAGCAGAGCTAGAGACTACTAATCGGACCTACATCGAAATGCTTGAAAGGTGGGGAGACTTCGATCCAGCCATGACTACTCAGGAAGTGATAGAGTACTTCCGTTTGTTTGAGGGACTTTCTGAAGAAAGAGCTAAAGCCCTTAGTGATACAAGTAGTAAAATGCAAAAAGAGGCCAGAAGAGTCAGAGACGTTAAAGAAGAACTAGAATCTATGACTCTGGACGAAGTTAAAATAAGTGTGGCGGCGGCTACTAAAGAAGTCAATCTTATGGGAGACGCCTACGACAATATAAGTGAGAAGAGTGAAAAGGCATCCAAAAAACTTGAAAGTCTTAGTGAGTCAGAACGGAAACATGCAGATAGACTGAAAACACAGGTACAAGAGTTATTGACTGAAAGAGCAGTCACTAATAAAAATCTAACCGATAAGGAAGAGGAGTTAAATCAATCACTAATTCAGTTGAAAAGAGACCTTAACGCCGAAGTACAAAAGAAGTATGACGAGGATCTTAAAAATCTTAAGAGGAATAAAGAACTAGGATATATAGCCGAGTGGCAGTATACCAATGCAGTAGCGGATCTCAATAAGAAAAGAGCAAAAGCAGAGCGAGCAAACATTGATGTTCTCCAAAATGCTCTCATGAAGATACGAGATAGCAGTGTCGCCGATCTTCCAATAGCGGAGAACATAGCAAAGGATATAGAGAAAGCCAATAAGAAAATAGACGATACTAGCCAAGCAGCAAAAGACGCGAGGATCAAACACGCTAACGAAGTAAAAAACGCTGTCATTGCCTCGGAGAGAGAAGCAGAGAGTATTCGTATAAGTCTGATGGAGGAAGGTACCGAAAAATTCCAAGCGCAGCTAGACCAGGAGATTAAGATACTCAAAGAGGATGCCAAGAGACGAGGCATTGAGTGGGAAAAGCTATCTGGACTGGAGAAAGCAATCAAAGAAAAATACAGGAGAGAAGAAGAAACTTTTGAGAGTGATCGACAGCGGAAAGTATTGGAGGCCGAGTATAGTAATATCCAAGAAATAAACAAAATGAAGTTTGATGAAAATGAACGAGCGTTCAGAAATAGGGAGATAAGTGCTGAGACTTATGCTCAAAGAAACATCTCACTCCAAAGGACTATGTTAGAAGAAGAGCTAGCACTAGTTAGGGATGCGCTGGAGAGAGCAGAGAAACTTGGAGAGGATCATCCTGTAGTAGTCAAACTCAGATACGATATACAGAGACTTGAAGCTAAAGCAGACAAGTTAAAAACAGACGAGCCAAAGGTAATTGAAGAGGCAAAACTTAGAGAAAAATTAATCCGTGGGAGAATCGACGAGGAGATCACATCTAACGAGCTAAACAATATGGATATTCGCTACGAGTCAATGAGAGAAATGGCGGATAAGAGACTGGACCTCCTTAAAAAATATCAGCAAAATAGACTACTCGCTATGGAGGCGGCAGGGGCTAAGGAGAAAGAATTACTTAGACAGCAGCATGCTGATGAAATAGAAATGGAGCGAGCAAAGGAAGAAGAGAAGAGAGCAATTAGAGAACAGGCGTTATCTTGGGGTGTAGAAATGGCGTCCACTGCCGAAGATGCATTCGCAGGCATGTACGAGCAGAGCGGACAGAAAGACAAGGCGTGGTTTTATGCGCAGAAAGCAGCAGCAATAGCTAGAGTAACCATGTCTACTGCTGTGGCGATCATGCGAGCATACGAATTGATGGGACCATACGCAGGGAGTATAATGGCAGGTCTACTTATACTCAAAGGATCTGCACAAATAGCGAAGATCAGAGCGGCTAAGTATGGAGAGTTCTCAGAAGGTGGAGAGGTACAAGGGAAGTCTCCACATAAGAAAGCAGATAACATACGAGCATGGTTGACTGCTAAAGAGTTTGTGCAACCTGTAGACACTGTGAAGTATTATGGAAAAGAAGTAATGGAAGGATTGAGAAAAAGAGTAATCCCGAAGGAAATATTTGAAGGGTATCGCTTGCCTACTCCTGCCATTGCTTATGCGGGACGTACTCACTTTGCTAGAGGCGGCGAGGCAGTAATGGAGAGAGCAGATAAGACGGGCAAGAAGAGTAGCTATCCAGTCGCTACTCCTCCTCAGCCAATAAGTATTATAAACGTAATAGACCCAAACGAGATGGACAGGTATTTGAGTAGTAGCAGTGGACAAAATGCTGTACTCAATGTTTTGAGTAGTCGAGGAGAGACAGTTAAGCGGATATTAAAATGATAGTAGAAGATTACTTCGTACTAGATCCTGACTGGCAATACCACATAGAGATCGGAAGAATCTGGAGGACGAGTCTCCAACTTTCTATAGGTCAAACGGAGAAGCGAGCTAGGTTAAAGAGCTATCCTTCAAAGAGACTATTGTTTACAGTAGTGCCATTTTCTGCGGACGAGAATAACTACCTTAGAAGAAAGTTATATCGAGGATCTGGAAAAATCTTTGGAGTCCCTATATGGACAGACCGTTGTGCTACTACTCAGGCAATAAGTCCTGCGACTGGTACTACGTTTACAGTTAACGATAACTCGCTTAGGCAATTTGAAGTAGGTGCTCCTCTTATACTCCATGAGGATATAAATAATTATGAAGTAAAAGAGATTGTCAGTATAGGCAGTAATTCGTTTACGATAGACTCCAGTTTCACAGGCACATGGGCAAGCGGAGTAAACGTTTACCCTGTACTTCAGGGACGTATAAACAGCAGTCATACTTTGATAGAGGAGACTACTTACGGGCATGCTCCTTTAGTAATGGAGATAACAGAAGAGTATGACGAGGATATTACTAGAACGGTATACAGTGGGAGTAGCTTTAGTACCTATCTAGGATATCCTGTACTTAATCTAGAACCAAATAGGGTATCTACTCCAGAGTCACTGATAGAAGTATTTCCAGAGGTGACTTTATTTATGTCTAGGGGATTAGACTATACTCATACTACCGAAGGACAAATAAGAAGTGCATTCGTGTGGAATTTTGAGAGTAGATCCGAGGCATATGAACTAGTTAAATTCTTTGACGAGCAGTGTGGAAGATGGAGTAATTTTTGGTATCCCTCGTGGATGGATGATGTTGTTATCACTTCTCCTTTTGATAGTAGCGATACTGTTTTAAATATCGAGGACATTGAATGGAGTACTTATTGGAGCGATACCAAAGCAAACGGTAGATACATATATGTATTACTACCTGATGGGACGGAGATCATAAGGAAGATAATAGGTGCTCCTTCTAGTACCCAAATCACGGTAGACAGTGCGATGGGTACTACTATAACTTCCCTATCGGGAGTAATATGTTGTTTCTTATATATGGGAAGATTTAATGTAGACGAGTTAACTCTAGAGTATATAACTGAGCAATATATGGGAGCAAAAGTAGAGCTAGCAACACTCCAAGACATCACAGGGACTACGACTACGACATGAAGACTACTAGTGACTCATACAGGAATGAGGAGTATAAAAATAAACGCAAGCCTA